GCGGCGTCATGCGTGATCGGGGATTCATTGATGCCAGGCTTCACAAACGTGAGCAGGTAGTCCGGCATCCCGCCGCGAGACTTCGCGCTGTCGCTGCGCAGTTGCTTGTAGAGCAGACCGACGTGCTTCGTGCGCGTCATTTCGACAACGGGGCATTTCCAGATCGTGCGGCGGCTGTGCAGGATCCAGCCGGCGTCCTGGTGGATGCGGATGATGTCCCCGGAGAAGTCGCGGATACCGACCGCGCCGTCTTTCCACTTCGTCATCGGCAGGTCTGAACAGTGGACGGCCGTGAGGCGGCCCGGCTTCGTGAGGCGGAATTTCTCCCGCACCAGATAGGCGTAATGCTCTGCGAACTCGCCGTCGCTCGAGCTGTTCCCCATGTCCGCTGCGCTGTCGCTGTAGACAAACAGCGAGCCGAACGGCGGCGAGTAGACCGAGAAGTCTATGCAGGCATCCGGCAACTGACTGGCGACGCTGACGCAATCGCCCTGATAGGCGACCCATCCCTCGCCGTGGGCTTCGTTCAAGCAATCCATGATGGCAACCTCCCGCGGTGCTTTGGTTCATACGCGACGCGCGTCGCGCTCGACTTCCCTTTGTTGCGCGCCATTGCGGCCCGCATTGCGACTTTCATGCTGGCGTGATCGTCGGCCTTGCGATCAATCACGCGGGCGATCGAATCCTCGCCCTCGGCCACGACAAGATGCACTTGCACTCCTCGGGCCTGACCGAAGCGCCAGAAGCGGCGGACGGCCTGATACCACGCCTCGTAACTGAACGACCGGCCCACGAATACCGTCCGGGCGCAGTGTTGCCAGTTCAGGCCGAATCCCGCCACCGATGGCTTTGTCACCATCACGCGCGCCGATCCGTCCGCGAAGGCTTCGAGATTCGCCTCTTTCTTTTCAGCCGGCATGGATCCGCGAACCTCGACGACGCCCGGTAGACCGTCCAATGCAGCAAGGATCGCGTCGGCTTCGTAATCGGTATCGCACCAGATGACCCACGGCTCATGCGAATCCGAGGCGGCCAGATTCGCGGCGATCATTGCGCGCTTTCCGGCCGTCGCCCGCTTGACCTGATGCAGATTCGTGGCGCTCACGACCTGATCGCCGAACAGCCCGCCGCTCATCGTCGGCGCAGATTCCGCGGCTCGATGCCGATGAACGGCGATCGGCGGCAGATCGAAGCCCGCATCGTCATCGCCCAAGTCGCTCGGCAACTGCGCCAGCCGGCACCACGACGCAACCCAATCCCAAAACGCTTCGATGCCATGCCGCTTGAGCCGCCATGATTGGCTGGCGTTCGCAGTGTCATTGATGAAGAAGCGCGAGAGCATTTCATTGCTCTGCATCACGCCGCAGAATTCGGCGTACTGGCCGAGCTCCATGTGATCGTTCGGGGCCGGCGTCGCAGTGGCCGGAACGCGCCAGCGATGATGCTCAAATGCCGTAATAAGCGCGCGCGTCGTCTTGCCGGTGAAGCTCTTGAGGATGCTCGCCTCATCCAGCGTCACGACGCCGAATTCGGACGGGTCAATCAGGTGCAGCCGGTCATAGTTGCAAATGCTGATGCCTTCGCGGGCCTCAGACTGATCGCGGATGACGCGGGCCGGATAGCCGAAGCGGTGCGCCTCGCGCTCGATCTGCTTGGCGACGGCCAGCGGGGTGAGAATCAGTGCCTTGCCGTTCTCGACTTGCCGCGCGTGTTCCGAGTACTCGAGCTGCACGAGCGTCTTGCCGAGCCCGGTATCCAGGAACAGACCGCCCGAGCCGACTTCAAGCAGGAACTCGACGCAGTGCTTTTGGAACTGGAACAGATGCGACGACATGGCCGGCATCTGTGATAGCCCACGGCGTACGGCGACGGGCGTCTTGCGCGCCAGAAACTCGACGTATTCAGCGTTGGCACTCATCGTATCCCCGCCCGTTCCTTGCGCGCCCGATCTTCCATGCGCCGCCTGAAGTCCTGCTTGCGGATGTCCTTCCACTGGTGCTCGGTGAACTCGCGCCACTCCTCCCGGTCGTCCCGTGGATTGATGCGGAACAGGGTCAGGATGAGCCCGAGGAGCGCCAGCGCGCCGAATGCGAGCATGAGTCCGATTTGGTAGGTCATCACTGCGGCTCCAGCCATAAAGACATGATGCCGATCGGCTCGTAATCTTCTGGAACGTCAGGCGCTTCTACCTGCAGGCCGTTTTGCGCCGCCAGCAGCCATGCGTTGAATTGGCCGATCAACTTGATTTCTGCTTCCAGCCGTTCGCGATCGGGGTGCTCGTCGCCAATCGTTTTGAGCACGGCATTGAGAGCACCCTTAAGCTGCGGGTCTGGTTCCGTTGCCATCCAGTGATTTTTGGCCGCAGCAAAAGCCTTGCAGAGCATTTTCTTAGTATCCGATTCGCCGCGAATGGCGGCCTCGCAGTCAGCGCTGACGATCGCGATTAGTACATCGTTGGTGCTCATCGCTGTGCCTCCCGGTCCTTGCGTTGTTCGTAGAGCCAATCGCCGCGGTCGTCATCGCCCCATGTGTTGCGCCAGTGCTTCGCGTTCTGCCGGCGGATGCGGTCGATGTTCGCGAGTTCGGACTTGCTGAAGCCGTCGCCGGCCTTGTTGCACTCGGGGCACGGGACTTCGTAGTCGTCCTGCGGATCCTGCGAGTGGACCCATACGCGGCGCTCGCCCAAGCATGCGCTGCATTCCTGATCTTCGGACTCGGCTACGTCCATCGGTGTCGGGTAGGTCATTTCAGTGGCTCCACATTTCAGCCTCGCGGCCCGCGAGGTACGCCTGCCTGAGCGCGTGAAAGATCACGGCGCGCTGCGCGTCGGTGAGCGTGAACAGCGACCCATCGGCGATCCCGAACGACCGCTCGATCGACTCCGCCTCCACGCCGGCCGCCTCGAGCAGGCCCTCGACCTTCGCGAGGTGGCGGGCCATTTCCTCGTGACGCTTCGCGGCGTCCAAGTGGCCCTGCCGCAACTCGTGTTCCTTCGACCCGCAGCAGACCGCAGCCTGGCGGCTCACGCTCGCCTGAATGCGGTGGTACTGGCTGGTGTTCTGCTTGCCTGCGAGGCTCATCTTTTCGCTCCCGGCCGGAACGTCCGGCTTAGGTGTATGTAAACATACTGAATTAGCACTTGTCAACGGGTGGTGGATGGTTTATTTTTACGCCATGACACCTAAAGAATCCATTGCAATCATCGAGGCCGCGGGTGGCGATAGCGAGTTTGCGCGCTTGCTGGGAATCGCTGATGGCGTGAGCTTCCGCCAGCGCGTCAACAACTGGAAACGCCGCGGGATTCCGCCGCGCGTGATCCTCGAACACCTCGTCGTGATCGAGGCGCTGCGGCGGCAATCCAGGGCCGCGGCATGAACGCCGCCGACCTGACGCTCGAGGCCCAGATCGAATTCGCCGCGATGCGGCTCGCAACGGTCGAAACGCCGACTGAGCGCCGCAAGGTCTGGGACGAACTGCGCGATCTGGTGCTGCGGCGATCCGCCGAGCGCGTGGCCGAAATGGAGCGCGAGCGGGGGCTCGTGGCGTGAGCGGGTATACGCCGGTCTTCGACACTATTTTCCAAGGCTCGCTGTGCGGCAAATACCCGGACCTTCCCGTCTGGCTGGTTCTCCTGGCGATGCAGCAGCGCGGCGGAATCATTGACGCGCACCCGTCCTACATCGCCACCGTGTCGGGCATTCCGCAGGCCGACGTTGAAGCGGCCATCTCTCGGTTTTGCGAGCCGGACCCATCAAGCAGGACGCCAGAAAACGACGGCCGAAGGCTTGAGCCATTGCCTGACCGCGGGTTCGGGTGGCGCGTTCTAAATCACGAAAAGTACCGCCGCAAGGCGAGTCGGTTTGAGTACGACCGGGAGCGTACCGAGTCGGGACGGGACGCCGACCGCAAGCGATTGTCCCGACCTGTCCCGACCCGTCCCGATAAGTCCCGGCAAGTCCCGCCCTCAGAAGCAGAAGCAGAAGCAGAGAGAGAGGGCGCTAAAGCGCCCCGCGCTCGCAGCGGGAAGGCGTCTAAACGATGCCCGCCAGAGTTCCAGCCGGATCTCGAATACGCGAAAGCACAAATCGTGGACCTGAACGCGGAGGCCGAGGCCGAGCGGTTCCGAGACTTCGAGTTCAAAACCCCGCGGACTGACTGGCAGGCGGCTTGGCGCAACTGGATTCGGACCTGCAAGGATTCTGGCAAATACGCGAAGGCAGGCAAAACAATTCCAGGCATGGGGGCGATTCAATGGCAGTGACATGGGGCGATCTCGCTGAACTTCGGCGCAAAGGGCTGCGGCCGAACCTTCCGGTGTACGTCACGGATCGCTGGATGCTGGCGCGGAATATGCGGGACGTGGGGTGCGTGGCGATCCTGCATAAATCCGGGGAGCGGATGCCGGTGGAGTTGCTGACTGGGCTCGACGTGCGGTTGGATTTCAACGATTGCGACAAGGCCGCACGGGTTAAGCGCCTGATTGATTTGCGCGAGGCCCGCCCGGAACGGCTGCGCGCGTGGTGCAAATGCGCGGGCGAGTTCGTGGCGATCTGCACGGACTGCGACACTGGGGGCGAGCCGTGGAGCAACTGAAGCGCGGCAGCTTGCGGGGAATCTTCGTCACGCAGGACGATCCGACGTTCCTCGAGGATGCGGTAGACCCGGAGCAGGTAATTCTCGACCTGAACGGCCAGAACGTCACGGAACTTCGCGACGGATTCATCAAGCAGCAGGCCGGTTACAGCACAACCCCATTCGACCCCGAGGGCCACAATCTGCGGCTTTTTCCGGGTGGCGTCACGATCTGGTCTGGGTTCCCTGGCAGCGGCAAGACGACGTTACTGCGGCAGATGACGTGCCACTTGCTGCAGTCGGGCGGCGTGTTCTTTGCCTCGCTCGAGGAACACCCGCGCGATCTGCTGGTGCGGCTCGCCGGGGTAGCGGCGGGCAAGGACGTGCCGACCGAGGCCGATCTCGAGTGGTTCATGTACGCCCACGGCGAGCGGCTGAAGCTTTGGGGCGTGATCGGGCTGGCGCATCACCAGCAGATCCTCGCGACGATCCGGGTGCTGGCAAAGCGCGGGGTGCGTCACGCGATCATCGATAGCCTCATGTGCTTGGACGTGAACAGCACGGACTGGGAAGCGCAACGGCAGTTCGCGACCGCGCTCGCGTCCACGGCCCGCCGCTCTGGGGTGCATATCCACCTGGTCGCGCATCCTCGGAAGCTCGTGAGCGCCGACCAAGCTCCGGACATCAACGACGTGGCCGGCAGTGCAGACCTCGGGCGATTGGCCGACAACGTGCTGTTCGTGCGCCGCGCGGCCAATGAAACCAGCATTGCGGGCGATTCGACGCCCATGCTCGTGAGCATCCGCAAGCAGCGGCACGGGACCGGATCGTGCTGCGACGTGGCCGGCTGGTTCCATCGCAATCTACGGCAATTCAGTCTCAACCAGTTCCAGCCCAGCCCGATCCAGTACCTCCCGCCCGACGCCTACGGGGTGGACTTCCGGTGAACTGGAACCGCGTGGACAAGTACGCCGAGCGGTCAGAGTGCGGCAGATATTCGATTTGCGCGATCGGCTTTGAGGGCGGCAACGGCGGCTTTTTCGAGGGCTGGCGCAGCCGCAAACACGCCGAGGGCGTCCACCTCGTCGCCACGAACCTGAAAACCGCCGCCGAGGCGCGGGAACTCTGCGAGCAAGATAGCCGGGAGGACACATGACCGTCTGGCGCCGAGCGGCCAAGCGGGACGCCAACGAGCCCGCAATCGTGGAAGCCCTCGAGGCCGCCGGGGCGAAGGTCTGGCGCTTGTCCCTGCCCCTCGACCTGCTCGTGGGCCTCCACGGCCGGTTCGTGCTGCTCGAGGTCAAGCGGGAAGGGGAGCGCAAGCCGCGTGCGGACCGCGCAGCGCAGACAGCGACGATTGCCGACTGCCAGCGCAAGGGCCTGCCGGTGTACGTGGTGCGGACGCCCGAGGAAGCCCTGCAGGCGATTGGGGCCATCCGATGACCTCCAAGCGCCTCACCCCAGAGCAGGAAGCGATCGTCCTCGAACGACGCCTCAGATGGCGCGAAGGGCTGCTCAAGGCACTCGCCGCCGAGTTCGGCTGCTCCCAGAGCACCATCCGCCGCGTCGA